CTTATTCTGCAAACGTTGCTGATAAGCACTTCTACGTTGCTGGTTACAAGGGTACTTCCCCTTATGACGCAGGTCTGTTCTACTGCCCTTACGTCCCTCTCCAGCAGGTTCGTGCAATCAACCCTAACACCTTCCAGCCCAAGATCGGCTTCAAGACTCGCTACGGCATGGTCTCGAACCCCTTCTCTGGTGGTCTTACTCAAGGTTCTGGCGCTCTTACCGCCAACGCCAACAAGTACTACCGTCGTGTACAGGTTGCAAACCTCATGTGATTCTGGATGTTGTGGCGCTGGTTGCCC